TACGCCTTTAGCACCGCATATAGGACACGACATAGGCATTTTACGACGCTGCCCGTCAACTACTTCACCAGTCAAAACATTTGTCCTAACAGAGTCACTACAAATCACACATTTTGTGCAGCGAACGTTATTTTTGAAATAACTTATTTTCATCTCGCCGTTGCACTTGGCGCAAGGTTCAAAAAACATTTTTGGGGGCATGATTGATGCTCATAAGAGTGTGTATGTACAAAACTATACAGCAACAATAAAACTTGTGCTAGAATATGTTTTTACATGGAGATTACTATGGACTTTAAATTGCGTGATGAGCTGATGAATATTGTTAATGATGACTCGGCTGAATTCGGTATTGCTGTTCTCTTTGTGACAAGCGAAGAGAAGTTTATCGTTTTCAATCGCCAATTCGAGAAGGCCTTGCACATGCAAGGCCAAGAACGTGCAGCTGATGCGGTGCGGATCTCTCAAAAACTGTGGGCGAGTTGTTGCACAGCGAGCTAATAAAAAACCCCACTGATTAGGTGGGGTTTGTTTTTTACCCTAACAATTCCTTGCTTCGCTCAATAGACTGAATAGCTTCATTCATATCCTGAGTTGCGTCTTTCGCCCCACGCTTGCCCGCCATTAGGCACTTCTTGATAGCGTGCTGCATAGCTGGGCATGTCACTTCAAACGCTTTTAAAACATCGTAAACGTCGATTGTGATCCCTTTGCAGGGCTTGTTGTATTTGTTTGCCAACTCCTCGCTTAAATTGGTTGTTGTTACGTGGTTGATGTTTGTGTCAATTACTGGCCTAAATTCCAGCGTTTCTCGCCAGTTTGGGTTTGGGGTGCATTTTAAAGATGATATCCAATACCCCTTTCCAACATCAACCCAGCCGGTGCATTTTGAAGATGATATCCAATACCCTTTTCCAACACCAACCCAGCCGTCGTGATTTTTAGGGATATTTGCATCTTCAAATGTACCCCAAAACCACGGCCCGTCAATATGACCTACAAGAATTTTAGCATTTGCTGGCGCATCATCCCAGCTAGGCTTATTTGATGCTGGCTTGTCATTGACTACGCGGTATTTGATAATTTTTTCTTCTCTATAAGAGCCGCCCCACGCAAGTTTACGTGCCAAAGCACTACCTCTGGTTCCGTCAGCAAGCTCAACCTCAACCATCACGTCACCTGCAACGGGGCATTTTCCGCCATCGTGATTAATCCAGTCATTATAAATAGGTTCTCTATTCATCATCCCTTCCTCCAAAAACATGCTTAATTTCTAGCCACCGATCAGTAGCTCCTTTGATAGTACCTAAGTCTAGTTGCGGCAAGATGCGCCCAAAACTTATTAATACTTTTTTTACTGCTTTGAATTCATCTGTCGATAACTCCATATATTTCATATCACGATCATCTTTTCTTTCCATTGCTTTTAAGAAAGATTTTATGCCAATACATGACATATCATATAAAGCACGGCTTTGCTTATCTGCTGCGATGATCTGAGTGATAACAAGATTACGTGTTATCTGGCCGCATATCGCATCATCTGCTTTGTTTTCCTTAAGAAGATCAAGCCATATAAGGTTGCGTAGTGCAATATCTGTTACTTCTTCCGGTGTTGGCTTTGTTTTTGCTGCTAGGAGCATGAATGGGTTAATCATGGTTGCGAGTCTAGCCAAGGTGTTTCTGTATATTTATTCATTTCTCTTTCCTAGTAGTGGTTGGTTGATGTATTAAACTATACGTTATCAATTTATAGAGTGCAAGTACTAAAAATAAATCTTGTATAAATTTATACATCATACTAAGATGACGTATCAAAACGAAACGGAGTGGGGAAGATGAGCAAAATTACTGTGCACATATTTGGAAATATCCATGAAAATGCAAATGGAGCGCTAGAGTTCAGCGGTTTCCATGTAGACGGCAACGGAACAAATAAAAGTACATCAGAAGTGTTATTACAAGCAGTAATTGAAAGAATTCAATTAGAACTTGACGAAATAACTTCATGTGGAGATAGAAAATGAAAAAAATCTACATATACGATGTAAAATCAGGCAAACTCATGGGAACTTACCAAAGTGAAACAGTAAAAGTAGTATATATGATTAATGTTTTAACAATCGAAGGAGTTGCACGATGCGTAATCGTTTAATCATCTCTCTACTACTTCTATCCGGTCTTGCTCAAGCTGATGAATGGACGGGAAAAGACAAGAAACAACACTTTGCTGGTAGCGCATTAATGTGCGTGGCTGCATCGGCAGCATTCAAAGACTCAGATCATCCAGTGTTATATCCTATGGCTGCTGTGTTAGCTGTTGGCCTTGCAAAAGAGATACGCGACGAAGTAGCAACGTCAGGAAGTGGATTCAGCTATAAAGGCCTTGCCGCTGATGCTTTGGGTGCTGCATTGGGTGTATCAGTAGGTAATGGCATGATCTATGCGACACGGAATACTATTAACTTTACAGGGAAGTGGTAATGAAATATTCAACAATAATGACGGTATGCACCATAGGAGTAATCGGGTGTTTTGTCTCTCTTCTCTATGTGCTTGATGTGGTGGATCTGCCAACTATAAATAGCCCCATAGTCATCGTGTTTATGTCTTAATATAACCCAGGTTTTTTATGCTATAATATTTGCAATTATTGAAGTTTACTATGAGATATTTCGGCGGAAAGGCTAGAACTGCAAAATATATTACTGAGTTTTTACTAAATAACATCAGTAAAGATCGTTATTTTATTGATCTTTTTTGTGGGTCTTGCAACATTACAAGCAAAATTTCATCCAAACATGGTTTAGTCATGGCGAATGATGTACATCGTGAGCTTATTTGCATGTGGAAAGAGGCTGTGAATGGTCGTGAATTCCCTATTAATGTTAGTGAGGAAGACTTTAACAATGCAAGATCAAGCAATGATTCTGCATTAAAAGCTTTCATAGGATTTGGCGGATCATTTGCTGGAATTTATTTCAGCGGCTATGCTAGAGGCGGCGGACGCAATTATTTTAGAGAGGCCAAGGATGGTATTGCCAAAAAAATAAAAACAATGAGCAATGTTATTTTTTCAAATAAAAGCTATCAAGATGTAAATTTACCAGCTAACAGCGTAATTTACTGCGATATACCATACAAGAATGCAGTTGGTTATACGCAAGGAAGCTTCAATCATGAAGAATTTTATGCTTGGTGTGTAGACAAGAGATCAGAAGGACATGATATTTTTGTATCGGAATACAAGCAAAATTTACCTGATGGATGGATTGTTTTATGGGAAAAAGAAAGCCGTAAATCAGTGCGCAATAAAGATGGTGAGCAAGAAACAACCATAGAAATAATTATGACTCCTTTGCTAGGTGATAATACATGGTAACGCTAGATCAAGTAAAACAGTTTTTAGATTCATCCTACGGGGTTTCTATCCCTGATTTTATCCTGCAAGCTGCGATTGATAGCGTTGCCAGTGTTCAGCCATGCCTTGATGGTGCTGGTCATACTGCTTCAACTATGTTATTTATCCAGCTTTACGCGGTTGCAATCATTGCCAGCTCTGCCGATCCGCGGAAACTTAAGTCGCAAGGCGCACCAAATGGTGCTAGCCGGTCGTTTGAGTATGGTAAGAAAGGCGTAGATTCAATGCGTGTAAAATTGCGTGAGCTGGATACAAGCGGTTGCACTACTGCTATCGTGGGTAATTCAGCGACAAATAACGCTTTTATGATGGTTTTAGATGGGGGTTGCGCTTGATGGATATTATCCAAGAATTTGAAGGCTGCAAGCTTACCGCCTATTTATGCCCTGCGGGTGTATGGACGATTGGCTGGGGAAGTACGGGAGTAGGCGTTAGCAAGGGTGTTGTATGGACTCAAGAAGAAGCAGACGAACGCTATAAAAAAGATATGACAGTATTTAAGGCTGGCGTGCAAAAGCTTGTTACAGTTCCAGTCAATAAAAATCAGTTAGAAGCACTTACTAGCTTTGCATATAACCTAGGCATTGGCGCGCTAAAAGGCTCTACGCTGCTAAAGTTTCTGAATGCTGGTAATTATCAAGCAGCGGCTAATCAGTTTTTAAGATGGGACAAGGCCAATGGTAAAGTTTTGGCAGGTCTAACGCGTCGCCGTACTGCTGAGCGTAATCTATTTTTGAAGGGGGTGTAATATCTCTTCAGTCGCAAATTGGGCCAATACTGGCAAAGCAACCATCTGGCGCTGCACTGGAAAAGATGACTGGACGCATGTTAAAACATTTGCGCAGCCGGTTATTATTGCCGTGAGCTATGCCGTAAAAAACGAACGCATGACAATGGCTAATGGTCAGGAATTTGTGTCTACTATGAAGTTCTGGACTGAGTATAGTTTGG